AATGCACATTCTGAAGATTTCTGTATCGTTTGGTAGATTCAGAAACGTCTTGTCGGATTCCTCCGATAAAGTTTTCTTCCTCCCAAACAAACTGTCCTTCTCGGTCTATCATATTTACCTTGATAAATTCAAGGGCTCTTTAAGCTCTTGAGGCATTACATCGTAATTTTCAACTAAATAATTAAGTAATTCTTTGATTTTATTTCTTGGAAACTTATCTCTTTCTGTTATTGGAAGAGCAGGAGGTTTAGGGCTGTCCATTAAATCATATGGGAGCTTAGGAACTCTTATTCCTCCTCCTTTATGCTCTTGCTCTTGTCTGTAGTAATTTCCCAAACGACCCAATGATTCATAATCAGGCCCAAAGAAAAACTCTGCAAAGTTTTTAGGCTTTCTAACCATTTGCTCTTGGATAGGATTTCTTTTTCCATAGCCTGTTTCCCTGTCGGCTTTTTCTATGTCGTGTATAAGTTTTTCAAGATAACCTTCCCTATAAGCTGAAGGCTTGTATTCGTTAGCTCTATCTTTAAATCTTGAAAAAGCTTCCTGTCTAGTTTTTGGAAACTTACTTAATGTAGAACCTACAAACTTTGGCATAGGAAAAGGTCGCATTAGTACGAAGTATCCCGAAATGGACGCGCGGATCCATAATTATAATCATTTGACCATTTTGATAAATTGCGATGTAAGTCTTCTTTAATCCCACCGTCTTTTACTCCAAAATACGCATCAAGAAGGTTTTCAAGAGGACGCATTTGCATACTGCTAGGATATGGAGTTCCAGTTGCTCTTTTTCTTAATCTGTCCCCTGTATCACCAGATTGAAACAAAGCGTTGGCAATCTCCCTTTGCCTTCCATTTTCAGGTGTATATTGAGCACCTGTACTTGAGTCAAGTAAAGCAGGTAATAATTGTGCAAATAAAGAATCGCCTTTTGCTACTGCAGTACTGTCAGAAGCTTTTTCTTTTTTGCTTTTGCCTAACACAAGATCTATTAAATATTGGCGAGTGTCAGCCGCTTTTTTTGGATCACGATTAGGAAATTGTTTAAAATAATCTAAGATTTCTGCAGGACCAAAATTATCCATTACCAAGCTCCTCCGTCTGGTATTACGAGTTCACCATCTGATTGATGTCTGCTTTGCAACCAAGCTAAAAGTCCCTTTTCCATACCGCCACGACCCGGACTTCCATAGTAGGTTGATTGCAATTCTGATAGTCTATTCCTATTCTTTATTGCTCCGTCAATAGCCGCTCTCATCGGAATCATCTGATGAAAGTCTTCAGGCACAGGAGAAAGAATAGCAAAAGTGCTAACACTTGAACCTCCAGAATCTTTAGGAGTCGGCACTGTGCTCCACGCACTGCTAATTGTAGCTGTTTTAGAAGATCCCCCTGCGTAATCTGAGATCGTTCTAACATCTCCAACTCCATCATTTGAAAGAATTTGAACAGTCATTCCGTTGTAATAATCAGCACGTGAATCAACTGATCCATAATTAAGAGCATAATTAGGAGTAGCAGTAAATGGAGCAAATGTTGTTGTACTTGCTGATTGAACTTCTCCTTCAATCATTTGTCCAAAAGAAGGAATATACCATACAGTAATTGATTGACCTGCCGAGGGCTTGCCCATTAACCGAACCTGATCGTTTTCAAGAATAAAGCGATTAGATGTAAGGTTTACTACTCCAGAACTATCATAATCCAGATGCACTCTTATTTCCTGCACTGGAAGTATTTCAACAGAATCATCATCGTCTTCAGTAAATAGTATCCTACTTCCAAGACGAGCATTTAAAGGAAGATCATATAACAACTGATCTGCTACGGTTGTAAATGTATACTTTTGAACAAAGTATGTAGGATCTTCTCTGGAAATAATTCTACAAATTTCTTTGTTAGCGTTATCTAATTTTCGCCATACTTCAGGGCCACTTAGAAAACTGTCATCTACATCTAAGTAGCTTTGAAATTCAGCATACATTTCTGAAGGAGTCATACCGCTAAAGCCTCTTGATCTTGATGGTAAGCTTCAATTTCTCTTTTTTCAGCAAATTCGTCAGCACTTTCAATATCTTCTTTTGGAATGTTTCTAGTTCCTACGTTAGGATCGTCGTAGCCTCCAAAAGGGACAATGTCTTTTGCCAAAGCTTCAAATTCGTTTTTACGATCTTTGTTTTCAGCTATTGTTTTTTGTTTGTCTTTGTCAATCATTTCTTCAACAACACGTTCAGGAGTCCTTGTGTGTGTATCACCTTTTTTAAGCTGTAGTAAAACACGATCATCTAAAGGCCTATACGTTTTGTTTGGGTTTTGAACTAAAAACAATATCTGTTCTTTAATGCTTAACGTGCTTGCTTCAACAACCTCTCTGGTAATAGCCCATCGCTGTTTCTGCGTATGCCAACGAATATTCAATTTGTTGTCATAATCCTTCAGCTTTCTAAGCATATGCCAATCAGGTATGTACATTTATTCTCCTTTTTAAAAGTGAGGATGAGGCCGAAACCCCATCCTCCCCTACCCCACACCACCCTAAAGTGATGTGAAGATCTGTTAAGCTTAGTCTCCGCTTAGTCCAGTAATTTTAAAGTGCTTGGAAGGATCTGTAGTTCCAAGGTTTGCATACCAGAATAGCGTAGCATCGTAAGCCGCTTTGCCTTCAACACGGTGCATAATATTTCCATCGGTGTCGTCAAAGTCCCAATCAGCCAACTGATAAATAGCCAAGTGATCTTCATCTAAACCAAAGAGAAAGTCCATATCATCATCAGCGGCCGCATAAGTATCTTCGTCAGTATACTGACCGTGGCGAGGACAATCGACATCCCAAACTATTGGAATACCTGCCCAGTTAATAGCAGTAAAGCCACCTTCAAGTTCCATGTCAGTAGCATATCTGCGTTGACCTGTTAGCAATGCACCAATCTTGCGAAACTGTCTTGGAGACGTAATCATCAATGAAGTTTCAGCTTCGTTTTGAGACTGAGCTTCCAAAACTGCTGTATCAAGAATTGTCTCAGTAACAGCCGTGTCTGCGGCTAAAGCAGAAATGTAGGATTGCCATTCAGGGTAATTGCCGTCAGCACGATTAATACCTTGTAAAGTCCCAGTATTATTTACAATACCGTGAATACCCATCATTTCATTGTCTTTGTTGCCTTTGCGATAAATAAGATCTCCATCAGCGGCGGCGGCACTTAGCGTAGCGCCTACTGTAATATTAGTACCACCAGAAGCAACTGCCGTGACTTCAACGCCATTTGTATCTCTAGTCGTCCCACTATAAACATCAATTAACATACCAGTTTTAGCTTTATGACCTAACTGAAGGTTAAGCGTTGTGTTGTCGTCTGTATCAGCATTTACAACACCTAAGGTTCCAGTTCCGTCACCAAAAAGCTGACGATTAATATCGTTTTTCAAGTCACGACGAATACCGTCCATTTCAGAGCTAACAGCCCTAACAAAAGAACCTTTGTCGTTTTTAGAAGCTTGCATAACTGGATGTGTAATGCGAACTGTTGCATAGTTAAATGCGTATCCAATTTGCGATTCGACAAAAGTCTGGGACTGTGGCGTTGGTAGCGTTGTGCCACCATCTGTATCGGAAAGGCTTGTCGAGATAGCCTGAGATCCACGAATGTTAATAGGAAGCCTAGCGTGTCTACCCGACACATCTGTTTTCCCTGCGTCACGTTGCAAACGAGTTAAAAGAACTCGTCTTTCTGCTACAGTGCTAACGAGGCGAGGGAGATAAAACTCCTTTAGAGCCGCATTAAACCCTGTGTTTTGGGTTGTTGAATAAAACTGTGATGTTGCCATTTCTTTTTACTTTCGATTTCCTCCAAGCATACTGTTTACAGCGTTGTCTCCTGCATTTAAAAACCTTTTAACAGTTTCTTGAAAACCATCAGACCTAAGATCCATGTTTTTGTTTTTAGGATCTCTGATTTGATTCTGTATAGATTCTATTGAAGACGTTGCTCCTTCAGCGTGTTGCTGTGGAGGTGCATTTGATTGCATGTTTTGTTTTTCTGCCACATACTGAGACTGTTGTTGGTGTCCCTGTTGTAGCCTTTCGTTGTTAATGTCACGAAACAATTTCTTGGCGTGATCTAAGCTAAAGTTTTGTCCGTATTCACGTTGTCCTCTAGCGGCAACCGCATCCTTCATAAGGCCTCGTGTGTAATCATCTTGAACCCCTGCCTGATTAGCAAGGTCGTTCATTGACGTTTCATACTCGTTAAGTATTCTTTCATTTGCGGATTGCGCCGCATGGTGAGACACTTGTGCGAGTTGTTGCTTTAAGGGTGCAATCTCACCGTTTACCTTTTGTTCTATCTGGTGTTCGGCAATCTTGCCAGCCGTATCAATCATCCATTTAACTGCGTTTGGGTCAACATCAGGATTAGCTTCTAATAGCTGTTTCTCTAAGCTTTCCTGTTGCTGTTGTTGGCCCTCTGGATTTTGGGGATTAGCCTGTTGCTTTGACATGGCTAATGCCCCTTTTAATTGATTCACCTGTGCTTGCAATTTGGCAGTTTCTTCAAGTTGCCCATCTATCTGTGGCTCAACTTGCTCTTGCGTTGGTTGCTGAACCTCTGGTGTATCTTGAGGCATTCCTACTGTTTGACGATACAGATCATCAAATACTGCATCATCTACTTCCTGTGGCTGTACGATTTCTTCAGGAGTTGCCTGTGGTTGTTCTTCAGGCCCCTGTTGGTTGACAGCTTCGGTCATAATACATCCTTTCTATTGTTGCGTAGGAACTGATTGCCCCCCTACACCAGTTTGGGCTAATTGGTCAGCTACCTGCTCAGGAGCACCTTTGGCCGCTTGAGCTTGCTGTTGCATAGCCATTTGTTGTTGTTGCATAAACTGCTGATGAATTTGTGCTCGTTGACGTATTATTTGCTTAATATCCTCTGAAAGATTTTCAAAGTCACTAGTCAACATATAATCTTTATAAACTTGAAATTGAACCATATGGTTATCTACTGATTCTGGAGGAGGCGGTGCTTCCCCTTCTTTCATCTTCTCTAGATATCTACGTGCTTTTTTAGCATCTAAAGTATATTCAGAATCAAAACCTTTAATATCTAATAGCTCTAATATCTTTCCGCGCACCATAGGATTACGAGTATCGCCAAGTAGGCCCATCTGAGCGGCGTTCATTACTTTTTGCCTTTGGGCTGATTGGGAATAATCCATCCCAATAGACACTCGTACGGTCATATCTGAGGATTGGCCTAAGTCTGCACCAGTTAAAAAGTAAGATTCAAGTTCTTGGTTATCGCCTAATATTCTGACGACTCGACTCTCTTTCCAATGTAGGTTGGCAAGTTTAAGCTTTTTATGTTCATGTTCAGAAAGCCCTGCTCTCCACATTTTTACCAGTGGGCCGAATCGTCTAAATGCCTGTTCTTGCATGGCTTCGATAGCCGCTCCTGTTTCAGGGCCAGGTGGTACGTTTCCTTGAAGGACTTCTTTAGCTCCTGAAACAAGCTCCATATCCGCTTTCACTTGTTCGCGTTCCTGCATAACCTGATTAGGTAATGGAACGCCCTGCATCCGCTCAGGCTTAAATCCACCTGAAGTAGAAGGAGTCCACCTAATCATAAGACCAGACCTGCCATCTACCTTGTTTACGCCAGAGCCTTCAGGGACAAGCCATTGATTTGAAATCATCTGCTTGCGGTTTTGAACAACATGAGAATCAATAGCATTTAGACGTTTCTGCATTGGAATCAAATCATTTAAAAGAGAAATTCCCCAGAATCCATCTGGAACATTTCTATATTTTAAATGGGTGTAAGGAAGTTTGCCATCTCCACAATCATCTAATGGCCCTTCATGTAGTATTTTGCCATTAGCAATAATAAGCAACATTCCGTCTTTCCATCTTCTGTCTGGAACATGACGAAACCATTTTACTAAAGCATGGTCATCCATACTTTCTTGGTCTTGTCCAAAGTTCATATTTAAACCTTGGGCATACAACCCTCCATAAGAATCAAATTCTAAATTCTCAGGCATAACATCTTTTGCTTTAGATCCAAACAATTCTTTAATATTATCAATAGCCATTGCTTCAGTTTCAATAGCGTAACGCACACGCTTCATATCTGTAGCAGGTTCAGGGAAAAAATTAAGAGGAGATATTAAATTTTCTTGTATGTTTCCAATAGAATACTCATCATACTCTCCTGTTTCTTCTTCAACGTCAAGCATTATTTCGTTGCCTAAATCATCTAACTGATAGACTTTCCCTTTTTTCATAGGGCCACGACATTCAGGGCATGCAGAATATTGCAAGACAGCAGGCTCTACTCTACCACAATTGATACATTCAAGAGTGCTTTGTTCTATTGGTTTTTGACCTATTCTTTTTTTTGGGATACGCATCTTATCCCCTTTATTAGCATTCCATGTTGTGCTAATAAAGCAATTACCTGCAACAGCCAACCATAAAGCGGCAGGAATAATAATGTTTTGTTCTGTTCCTAAGCGTCCAAATTCTGAATGTAAAACTCTGGTTGCCGCTCTAGCCGCATCAACGTCAGGCTGATCTTGAGTTGCAGGGTCTACAATAGGAAGCAAGTCTCCAGAGGTAAAAATATCTAATATTCGATCTACATGATCTATAATAAGGTTTGTCATAGGAGTTGGAACCCACTCATCAAGAGAGTGTTTTACAAATTTTCTGTTGTGCGGAAGAAATCGAACCCACTGATCAGAACTGTAAAAGTGAATAGATTCTTTTACTTGCTGTTCAAAAGACGATCTGTGAGCAGAAAGATAGCTCCATGTGTTTTCTACAAAATTAAGGATATCTTCTTTAGACTTAGGTTTCTTTTTTATTGAAGAAACTGGTGTAGAAGTTACTGTTTGTTGAGTGTAATTATTCATTACCACTTAACCTTATTTGCCCAATATGCGGCTGACATAGGGCCTTTCTTAATATTTTTAGAATGTCTGGCTTTAAAGCTAGCGCGTTTCTTTTTCATTCTATCTGATTCGCCAGACTTAGGTTTTCCTGCAGTACTAGCTCCTTGTTCTCCAAACCGTATTGTCTTAACTTGACCTTTGCTTTTTGCTACAACCACATGAGACTTTTTAGGATGATTAGGGGTTCTCTTAGGTTTATTGTATCCAGAAACCCCTGCTCTTGTAAGTCTACTGTCTTTTTTTTGTGCCATAAAAATAATCTCCCACTTTCATCATGAAACAAAAAACCCCTACTGTCAAGTCTTTTTTAATTGACAATAAGGGTTAAATACGTGAAAAATATAGGTTTACAATAACAGGCATTAAAGATATGCTTTATTATAAGTAGATGATTTTTTTTATCTCACGCAGAAAAAATATCTCCCATAAGCCCCATTAGTGGCCCCAAAGCAGGGTCGTCGCTTGGCTTGATTGTATTTAACTCTAACGACTCTGACTTTCTTGCCTCACCAACAATGGCTGTAATCTGAGTTAAAAACATATTCCAATCGTCTTTGTTTACCATGTAAGTGTTGCTGTAGGGAAAATGCCACGCCTTACCAGATTCAAGTTTTTCAGAAACAATAGCATTAAAACCAGAAGGCAATAAGTCTTCTAATAATTTTTCAGGTTCAATCTTTTGAACTTCGCTACTTTGAGCAGACTTCTTATTTTCTTTTACAGGCAATTCTTTTTTTTTACGAGGCTTTTTAGGAGTCGTTGATTTAGCCATAGTGTCTGTTATTACAGTTCCATCTGCAAATATAGCGGCAGATTCTCCTTTTTTACTTCCATCTACTCCTGTAAAATAACCGCCACCTTCAGAATTTAAAGGCATTATGAACCCTCCACATCATGAGTCGAAGCCATAGCAGATCTTAATATATTAAGATCTCTTGGTTCAAAGTTTTCTATTTCGGAACCTAATTGAGCATAACGGATAGTAGCCGCAAGCTCTTGATGGTTTTTCATAAGTTCTGCTCTTTCAACTCGTTCGCAATTAAGTTGTCTTAAAAGAGCCATAATAACTAAAGATAATGTTCCAATAGCTACATATTCCATAGCTTGCTCCTATATCAATGATTCTGAGGTAGATGAATATAAATGTTCTTTTATTTCTTTTGATCTTATTTGACCTACATGACGATCAATAATTCCTACGTCCGTATCCTCTATATCCTCATCATCCAAACTACGCCCTTCCCATAACGGCTCTAAATCTAATTCTGAACTTGCCATACGCTCACAAGCTATTCGCATCATCTCGCAAGTAATAACCCAACACATAACTAAATCATCGTGACCGCCCGGAATTGCGGCATACTTAAGGTTCTGTAATACAAAGATTTCAAACTGTGAAACAAGCTCTTTTGACTTAGTTATTGCATCTCCATCTTGCATCATGTGACGAGCCTGTGCTACTAGCTTGTGCCTGTTGCGAATATTAATATTAATGCCAAGATTTTCAGTAAAGCGATCATAAGTTTTTCCGTCATCTTTGATCTCTTTGTAAATATTAGGATATTCAAGTTTAGCTAATAGCCTATTTGCACCACCATCTTTATTTGACTCTATACCAATTAACGCATAATTATACCAAGCTCCAAGCATATAGGCGTGTTCAGCAAAAGCAAAAGGCTCTATTTTGCCCTGTATCTCGGCAACTTGAACACCGTTAGTGCAGTCTATAACCTGCAAAACACTGTCATCGCCATGAGCCAACCCTTCCGCAGGGTCGCCTCCAATAGCGTAAACATGGTCTTTTTTAGGCTTGTACCATATCCTCAACTGCATAATCACCTTCTGATAATTCTATAAATTCTACTTCACCGTCTATAAATTGTAGCTCTCCATCATACTGAGGGTCTTGCGTTAAGTATCGCATCTTCCGAATAAGCTTAGTTGGAAAAGCTAATTTAACACCCATAGGAACAAATTGTCCATAGACACGTGCATCAATCTCGTCTTCGTCCCATTGGGATAAAAGACGATCTTTAGCATCTTGTGGAATATAAGGATTATCAATCATGCTCCAATTATGAAACTCTATATTCTTTTTTGATCGTTGTAGATAGAGTTCATCGTATATCCAAGGAATACCGCCCCCTTTACGCTCGTCGTATATTGGGGTCATAGTTCCTAAGAAGTATCCATTCTTATCCGCTAAACGAGCCATACATTCACCGTAAATGTCTCGTGGTTGGACTTCATCGTGGTGAACTTTGTCTAATTTACGGCCTTGAAAAGTGTTTCGTTTCTGTGTGCTAAACTTAGTTTGTATCGTTGCACCATTAGTCCAAGGAATAATGTGGTCAGAAAAGCCTCCCTTTTCACTGTAATTAGCATCATCTTTAATAAAGTTCCAAAGGAACCCACTTTCGTCTGTTCCTAAAACATCAGTAACAATGCCTCGTTCAATAACATTAACAGCCGTTTCTTCTGTATCGGAAACAATCCACATTTGAGGAGGAGCTTTAAAACGATTAGAAGGACGCTTGGAAATAACGTCAAGCATTAAACAATCAGCTACATCTTCCATTAAGCCGCTTATTGTCTTGCCTCCTCTGTTCCCTGCGGTACACCATTTATTCTTATGGTCGGAAAGACAAAACCCATATTGAGCATTGGGTTCATTGTTCTTGTCTTTAAAAGGAAACCATTGATAAAAGGGACTATCAAGCAAAGAGAGTATCTGCCTGTAAACATCAGGGAACTCTGCCTCGTATACTTCGTGGAGTCGAGGTTGCTCTGCTAAAGCGGAAGCTACTTCAGCAATAGAATTAATATCATAATCAGGCATTAAAAGGAATATATTTCCGCATGATACCATTCGTTGGTATCCAGTGTTTCCTTCAAAGCCTCCATTGCTTTACGGCTACTGCTGACAAATAGATTGCCTTCAGCAGTTGTAGTCCAGTCCAATCCTACAGCTAAACAGCCTTTTACGTCAGAAACAGTGTTCCCTGCATGGATTAGACAAGCATATCTGGAAGCAGAGCGATCTTTATAGTGGGAAACGGTTCCTCCGACAAAAGCCCAAGTATTCCCATATCGACCACTTTCATGGGGAACCAATATATACTGACCATCAGGAATACATGAAATACTGGATTTATTGTTTCTCCAAGGTTGTTCCATGCCGTAGAGCTTCAGGTCGCCAATAGTAATATCTGAAACGCACCCTGTTTCATCCATTTTCTTTCGATGCACACTAACGACAGGCTTCATGTTGTCCTCCTATTGAAAGGTGAAGTAGTGATATGAAAAGACATGAGCTCCCCAACGCATGTTATTCCTTAAGCCCCAACTACTTCACCTAATGTCTTATTTAAACGGTATATCCCTTAAGTGCCAAGACTTGGGGTCACACCGCTTAATCCACCACTCTTTAAGTGCAGACAAGAATAGCGTATAGTCTTTTTTTGAATACTTCTTCCACTCGTCTTTTTTCTTGAGTATATCATTGATGTAAAACTCGTCTAAATCTGGAGTAAAAGCAACGATAAAAGCAAGGCAATTAAGGCCAGTAGATATTTCGATGATTCGTTCACCTTGCCGTTCCGTTTTAAAGTAACGCTTCCATATTTCAGATAAATAGACATCAGAATAGATTGGGCCGTCCGATCTGGTCAATTCAAGAATAGAAACGATCTTTGGAGTATCATCAAAGAATCGCCACTCAAACTGATCTACATCATGGGCAAACCCCAATTCTGGCTGTTGGCCGACTCCCTCCAATCGCCACTTACGGTAATCCGTAGTTCGATCTTCGGAACCTTTCTGCCACAGCTTATGCCCCTTAGTATCTCTTTTAACTACTCTTGCCATCGGTCATAAGCTCTAAGAAACGGTCAAAAGGTAAAACAACCATAATGTCTGCATTGTTCTTTTTAAGAAACAATGTGTCGTTTTCGCCTAACCAACGCTCCAGTGTTTTAAATCCAGATCCGTTTTTACGAGCTTTTACCTCACCAACCCAATTCGCACAGGTTGAACCAAATCGAACATCTCCTGTATACGATCCCCCTGCCGCCCCAGATAGCGGAACACGTTCAGCGTAAAGACCATTCTCCTTTAACAGGTTCACAATCTCTCGCTCTACACGCGCCCCTTTGTCTCTACTTGGTTTACCAGACAAAAGATCACCTCCTAACGTAAGTATAAGACCATTTAAATAATTAAGCAACTTGACTTGAATAAAAAATAGTCGTATTATTAAAACATGACACAACGAAGCAAAGATAAGATAGTAGAATATATTGTTCGGCTTAAAATTATAAAAGCCTCTAAAGAACGAACACCCAACGCAATCCTATACAGCGAGTATTTTAATCCAAACTAAATAAAAGATAATCATCATAATTCCTTTGATCGGGCAAGAAGGGGGAATTAATGAGCAGACAGATGAATAGTTAGGTTCACAGGGTTGGCCTTGTGCATGGGATAGCATCCCTCTTGCTCCGTTAATTAGAAGAGTACGTACGTAAACGAAACTCTAATCCTAAATTGATAGGTAGGTGAGTGCGACCTTAACTGCATGGGGCCTTTATGTGATCGGATCGGATATACAGCCTTCAGGATCCTTCCTGAGTAGATAGAGTAGAGCAGGGGGAGAATATAGTTATGCCTAAAATAGCGTTTGACTCGCATCAAAACCTCCGCTATCTTATACAGTGTGAAGAAATAAAACTCTTCTCATTTTGTACCTCCTAAGTTAGATATCCTCTGGCACCCTTCCGCTAGAGGGTATCTGACTACGTTTCACGTGGAACGGTATGGCTAAAAGAGCACTAGCAAGAAAACCTGAAAAGCGAGAACGAATAATAGACTTAGTTGTTCTCTGGAAATCAACACCAGAGAACATGCGAAAGCATAAGTCCCTATCCGAACTAGCTAAAGCAAACGACTTAACACCCAATACAGACTTCTACTCTATAGCCAATTCTCCTGAAGTAATGATGAAAGTAACTACTTCCATCGCAGGGGAAGAGCTAAACGAGGTTAAAAACGTCCTCGCAGTGCTACGAGATCAGGCGAAAACAGGGCATGTCCGTTCTGCAGAAGTATATTTAGAGTGGATACGCAAAATAATTACCGACTCTTCACTCATGGAATACGTAAAACCTGCAACAGATATGAACAGAACACTAAAAGAAATCAGCAACGGAGCACAACAAATGCTCAAAGTAGCTGAAAAACTAAAGGATCACAACGATATTGACACCTACCTACAATCAAAAGCAGTCACAGCCGACTATCAAGACACAGCTCCTATGGAAAATAAGAAACTTAGCCAAACAAATGGACAAGCCACACGGCCCAGCCTTGATAAGGTTGATAGATAGTCGCAAGAAAAGCTTAACCGTAAACGAACTAGAATGGATGTTGGGTTCAGCAAGAGGAATACTTGAAAGAGAACAAGGGAAAACAAACGTATCGTGATCCCTTTCCTGCCGATCAGTCCGAATGGCTCTACTTTTTGAACAAAATTACATCTGAGGTATCAAGGATCCCCACCTCTCTCTCTCACAAGGGGGGAACCGACCCCTACAGGGGGGCTTCTACTACAAAACGTCCCCTTAAGTAGTTCTTCTCACAGTAAACTACGACCACGTTTTACTATAGTTTACCTATATATAATGAACGCGAGCTTGCTTTCTCCGTGAATACCCCCCCTGCTAACCTTTTGCTACTGCTTCTTTCTTACTACTCTTAGCTCTGCCTATTTAGTTTATCTAATTCTTAGGGCTGTTTCCTCAGGGATTACTATACCGTCGCAACAGCCCTGCTTAGGACGCCTCTGGCTTGGCAGAGCACCATCACCGCCAATTCACACGACGATCTACCGATCGTCTTCTGGGTTCCAGTCATCCCATCCGTGGCGAAACGCTCGCTTGCTTGCGTTTCTGCGGAGAGATGGCTTCACCGTGAATAGGCGTTGGGTTGGCTCTGGCCACCTGAAATGAATAAGCATTGCACCGACTCTCTTGCCTTGTGTCCACACAATGTTTTAAGCGATTAAGAATCCTCTTACGAGGATCGTATAATCGCTAAAGCCATTAGTGTAGCCACTACGTCAACCGCGCTTGTAGTTTTACGGTCTTGCTGTAGTCTAAATTTTTTAGCAATCAGCCTTCGATAACGACCGACTACCCATTCTCCGTCCTCTTCCCAACAGCCCCTTCCCCTTACTGCGAATGCGGATCTATCTGTAGGCCGATTGAAAATTAAGCCTACTTCTGCAACCTTTTATTCTGCTAAATTACTAGTGCGGTCGCGCTTCGCGTTGCAAGTCATTTCCTCAACGGAAATGACGTTAAAAGATAACAGAAGTGGACTTTTTTTTAATTATATATTGCCTTGTAAATATAACGAGCACGTCAAGACTCAGTTATACCTATAATTTTTACGGTGCAGTCCCTTTTGCAGAGTGACCGCAAGCGTCCACTCAGCTACAGGACACCTGCCCCAAATTAAAGGTCTAACATGAGACGACATGAGATCTCCTATATTTTTAACCCAGACTACGATTTCCGCGCGAAATAGCCAACAAAACAGGGCATCCTGATTCGACATGGGATAAAATCTCAACGATCTATTCCAATGAATGGACGGTGGTCGGAACAGAACGACCACCTACATTAGCCTACGAAGAAATTTTGACAGGAAGGGGATTTATTATAAGGTCAAATTTTCTTCTAATCATCCAAGCCATGGGAACTACAACGGCCCCATACCTTGTATGACACGGCTGTCCACTTCATAGAAATATATCCTTGTAATTTTCCCCAAGGTCGCCTCACGAAAAGTGCCTGTTTTGCAGACTATTTCACCCCCAAATCATGGGTAAAAAATCTGGATCCTCAAGGTCGAAAACTTGACATCCTCGTTGTACTATTGGCAAATATATAATTCTTTTTTAACCATTTTATAGGAGATTGTTTTTTATGAATAATTTCAAAGCTTTATTCAGTTTCGTCGTTGCAAGCCTTATTAAGCTTCTTAAGTGGAGCTTGAGTGGCGTCTTTGCCCTTACCATCTTCGTAGCCTTTATGCTCATTCATTTAGTAGTAGAAATTACCTCTGATGCTTACAAAGTAACATTAGGTTTGTATTCCTTAATCAAGTCTTTCTTTCAATCTAAATTCAAAGTTTTTACACCTAAACAGCTCACAGAAAGGAATTAGTCATGATAACCATTCTCATCACTCTGGTATTAATCTTAGCCGTTGCAGGAATGCTCTACGACAGCGACGACAACTAGCCATGAACGACACACTCGACTATCTGATGATTATCATTTCCGTAGTAGCACTCACCATCTACTTCTTAGGAGCTTAACAATGGATTACGAAAAATGGGTTCACATTCACCATGAATACGACACCGAGAATCAACATGCAATGATCATAGATATCGTCAAGGACATGAACGAAGACGAGTATGAAGATCTTCTCCACCTTCTTCATCGTAGTCTTCTTAGCTCTAACGAACGTGCTTGTGACAACAAGGCTTCGTTTGATTGTCCTGATTTGGGTGACGAGTTCAGTCCTCATCCTGACGACATCGACGAAAAGTTAAATGACGAGTAAAGCAGTGTATAGCACAGGGTAGTGGACGGTAACGCGCTGTCCACTACCAAAAAGCAGTTCATTTGTAAAATCTAACCATGGAGGATGTTATGAGTATCAAGCAAGTAACAGAAGTTGAATTTGAGCAACAATTTGGCTTCACTGTAGATGAATGGCAATCTCGCCTTGATTCCGTTTTTAACCTTAGTAATCACAAACTTCGCTATCAAGTTGTTGAGTCTGGAGAAAGATTGAACATTGTCAGTGAAAATGGGCATCGTGTTCGTTATTCCTTCGATCCTGTTACGTGCCCTGAAATGGATTCTAATGCCATAACAGATCTTCCTTATTGTCACGTTGGTATTGCTAATAACAAGTGGGAGAAGGAGGCTTTAGCCGACTTTAAGGAGATTGTAGACAATACTCCTGATGCTATCAAAGAAAAACGCAATATAGACAGGGAATTAGCTCGGAGAGAGGTCACAGCGCTCTTTAAGCAATGCAATGCTGTTGGTAAGATGTTCGGCAAACAACTCGTTAATAAAAAGGGCAAAGTTAACCCCAGAGTTCAGAAGATGTGGAACTACGCTTTCCATCTTAGAGATAAATACAGAGATCGTGGTCTTTTGAACAATCCTATTCCTGCTAACAAACTCAAAGACTATGCTTCTAAGGGAGTCTTTGTTTTTGTAGCTCTTTCAGACGCTCGTCAGCTTGCTATTACTCAGTGCGAAAAAGGACTTCGTTGTCATATCGCTCGGAACCCAATGCGTGGTGATTATTGGCTCTTTATCAATGATCCTTCCAAAGCTTGGGAATCTACTCCTAAAGATTACTCTACTATCGTGGAATCATGGAGACCTGTTCTTAGAGAAATCGGAGTTAAGAGAGTGCAATTAGATCCTGCTAAAGAGTATCAGATTCGTAATGGAAAACGAGTTGGAATCCACCAAGTAGAGCCTCTCACCGATCTTCAGATCAAGAAATGGGCTGAAGACGTTAATACCGCTATTAGAGACGGAAAGAAAGCACCCAGAAAGCCTCGTCGCAAAGTCAAGAAGAATGTCTCTAAGTATGGAGCCGTTTGCGAGGTAGCACCTTTCTCCGAGATGAATAGGGGCATCCATTCTTCTGAATACACTGGCACTGCGGTTTATGTCGGCAAGTTAACCAAGAAGATTGTTGCCCTTTATGGAATCGGAGACACTACAGTAGCTTCATACATGGACAAACCACCAAGCAAGAAAGGATACCCTCAGAAGAAAGTTACCAAGAAGATCAAAGTAGAAACATACCCAGAGCTTCCGACTGTAGATGGCAGGCGTTTTGTAGACGTTACTCAAGAGCCTAAAATTACCTACGAGAAACGATCAGTTTGGGTAGACGATACTTCTAAGCCAAAGGTAGAAACTGTAGCTGGCATACATTACGGACTTCACGGCAGATGGCTTTTAGATTTCTCTAAGATATCCAAAGGCAATAGTTGGTTTTCTCTCAGAGCACCAAGCGAGTCTTTAGCTGTAAAAGAGTTCAAAGCTTCGCATCCCTCGTTAACTGACTACATGGTTTATCCTATCAAGGATAGCCGTGAGGTTTACTTGGACAACGAGGGTGGAGACTACACTCCCATCGGTGCTTTTCAAGAAGATCCAGATGCAACCGAGACTCCAGAAACAGTAATGGGTTTCGATGACGAGAATGCTTACTACGCCAAGTTAGACTCTACTTGGCAACACGTTTACTAAAGCTTCGCTAAAGGGAACGGTTCGGAACCTTCGGACTGTTCCCTTTTTTTAGGCAATTCTGAGCATTTTACCCTTCCCCACCCCAACTGCAAACTGCAACAGACCCTTTCCTTACCAAAGGGGAGGGTAAGTCGGCTTGACGTATCTATTTTGTAAGGCTTCGCCAAAAGAAAAGTTATTGAAAGGAGGTTAAAATGCAACCATTTCTCATCAAACTTTGGAGGTATAAAGAAAAAATGAACGAATCGTATATGAAAGATTTGCTTGAACGGATTAAGGTAATTGAATCTGAAATCAGCCAAATCAAAGAAAAAATTACAGATGGTTCAACATCATCTGAATTGCAAAAATATCTTCTTATTGCTTTTAGTGCTGTTATTTCTTGGTTAACTACGTTAAGAAATAAAATAACATGATTTATTTAACTTTTAAAATATTTTTAAGTATTGTTTTAGCTTGTATTACAATAATAATTTGGATTTTTTCATCTAAGAAACGATAATCTCAAAAAAGGGCTTCGCCCAAAAGAGAATCATTTTGAAGTTTAACTCATAACAGAAAGAATATATCATGCAAAACTTAGTTATTCTTACAGGCCGTTTAACCAGAGACCCTGAAGTTTCTGACGCAGGTAGCAGTAAGGTTTGTAAGTTTGGTCTTGCCACTTCCGAGTATGGCAAGGACAAAAAAGAGTATACCACCTTTCACAACATTACTGTCTGGGGAGTACAAGGTGAGAATTGCTCCAAGTATCTAACCAAGGGTAATCTTGTTAACCTTGAAGGCTCTATTCGGAATTCCGATTACGAGCAAGACGGTGTTAAAAAACACTGGTCTGAAGTTGTAGCTCGTAGAGTAAACTTTTTAACTCCTGCTACAGGAGAAGGGGGTTCTAACAATAAGTCTGATACATCATTTGATGTAGATGACTTTGCTGATGTGTAAATAACAGATCAGCAGGGAGAGAGTGCTTATTAGGGGACACTCTCTCCCACTTTTAATAGCATTTCCAGTATCCACCCATCGCATAAGCGAAACACCAAGTGCTCAAGCTTAAAATCATACATAAACGCTGACTAGATCAGCAGAGCGTATGCGAGCATAAAGGTTCAAGGGTCAGGCCTTACTGGATTTGCTTTTAACAATAAGGAAACGTATCTACTATAACCAGAAAGGAAACGTATCTATATGAATCAACAAACAGACATTAGAGAACTTATGCTTGAGAAAGTAAAAGACTCCATAATCCCAACCGTCACATTAAAGCTTAGGAAACTGCGCATGCAAATTCATCCAGACGAATATGAGACAGACATCTACGAACAAATAGATCAAGACATATCTGTTCGACTTCAAGCTCACTTCTATAACAAGACAGCCAAACAGATTACAATAGGTCTTATAGATCGTGACGTATATCAAGAAAAGCGTTTATACGAACACGCGCAGATCCTATGTAAAACCACCAATGAAGGTGCTACATTCCAAGAATACTTATGGGATTCTGACACCGTGTGGCTTACACGTTCTGGTGTATATTTACATGTCAATGAAGACGAACAGATTAAAATAGTAGGAGACTAGCTCAATTAACAACCAAAGAAAGGAGAAGGCATTTGAGCGACAAAGAACCTAAACGAAAAAGCGGTAGGCCCAAAGGATCAAGAAGTCAAAACAAACTGCCTAAACAAGTTTGTGTTAACTTCTGGGTTCCAGAAGAAGTGCATGACCGATTGTCAAAGATTGCTTATGTAAACATGATCCCTATTACTGTTGTTTTGAAGTTGATGTTAAATGACTACTTGCGGAAGGTTCCAGAAAACAATAGACTTGAACTTTCTGTTTCTAATTTATCTTAAAACCAAGAGCTTGTCGGACAACTACCTCCGACAAGCTCAAAAGAGAGTAACTGTGAATTATTCTCATTAACCTCATAGAAAGGAACGTATCTATGACAGCGATTCAACCTATCGTCAATGTAGTCACCAATGACGCTTTAGGCAATGCAGGTGACGATATTGGCAAAAACATCCTTATGGGAAACGGAGTTGACGTATCTTTTGAAGACCTCAAACAAGTGCCAATTCCAGAGGACACTGCAACGTATACCGCAGTTCCGCATGAAGACTTTGTTCATTCAATGTATAAACACGCAGACCGTATATTGTCTCCGAAAGGATTCAAGTTAGAAGGTGAGCGTTATCGAACCGACAAGAACGGTAATCGTTTATTCTTTGTGCATCACTATCGCAACGGTGATTCAGAAATGAACTTAGGAATGGCCTGTCGTAACTCTTATGACAAGTCGATGAAAGCAGGAGTAGGCATTGGAGCACATGTAATGAATTGCTCTAATGGATTAATGAGCACTGAAGGCTCTGTGGTTCACTCTCACCGTGGCAACGTCTTAAAGTATCTCAACGATAACATTATCCTCAACATGTATAATGCTGATGATACTTGGGATACGTTACGCAGAGATCGTGACACGTTTGCCAATTACAATATCGACCAAGATGACGGCTACGCTCTTATGGGTATTGCAAAGTCTGCAACATCCAAGGAGCAAGGAGCTTCTCGTAGACTTCTTAGCACCGACAAGGAGTGGAAGTCTATACAGAATTATTGGGAAGATCCCAAGCATGAGTATTCAGGTGGCAACCGCACATTGTGGGCTTGGTATAACTCGTTCACTTTTGTATTCAAGGATGCAAAGACAACCGAGCAGATGCCTCGCCACGCTTCACTTCACCAGTTCTGCAAAGGAACGCTTAATGCTTTTAATGGGTCTGGTCGAGCAAAAGGTTTGCTTGACGACTACAA